CCCTTGGCCGTGCGCTGTGTATGACCCAGCCAACGGACGGCAAGAAGTACTACGTCAGGACATACGCTCGGCCTTCCAACAACGGCGGGTACAGCGAGACAGACAACGCCATGGAGCACTGGCTCACCGAGCAGGGCTACGTCAAGGAGAGCTACTGGGAGGACGGCGAGCGGCTGGCATACTACGAGACACGCGACAGCTTCCTTGCACCATACCTTGACGGCGGGGAGAAGAAGGTCAGCATCAACACCGATGTGCCCGATGCGCCATGTTTCGTAGTTGACAGCGATGGCGAGTACGAGTGCGATCAGACGGGCGGCTGTCCCACGGACAGGACGGGTGACTACTTCGGGTGCGAGGACTGCGGTGACGAGTGCAGTCAAGACGATGGCTACTGGGTTGGACGCAATGAAGATAGGCAAGTGTGCGATAGTTGCCGAGATAACCACTACATGTATGTGTACGGCAGGCGTGGCAATCAGTACTATCTGCACGAGGACGATGCGGTGTATGTGGACTCTGCTTGTGAATGGTATGACCAAGACCACCTTGGCTGTAACGAGATCGTGTCTCTTGAGAACGGCGAGTACGAGCAGATGGAGAACGCCGTAGAGATCGATGACGAGTGGTATCACATCGAGGATGAGCGCATCTGCCGCACCGAGGACACCGATGAGTTCTTACTGCGTGACGATGGCTGTTGGCAGTGCGATGAGTCAGGCAACTGGTACACGGACAGCATTGACTTCGTTGAGGTAGACGGCAATAAGTATCACCCCGACCATGCCCCTGCTACTGACGATGAGGATGACAGTGATGGCGATACTGCCGTAGCTGTTGCCCCTGTCGTTACTAAGCCCGAGGCCACGATATTGACGATGGACATGCTGTCTGAGGTATCGCTAGTCGAGGACTACACCATCTCGGGTGACTTCATTCGCTTCAGCATGACGATACTGCACGACGGCGTTAAGCTGTTCGGCCATCGGGATGTCCCTTCAAGTCACATTGCTGTCTTCGGCATCGACCACACACGCATCCAGATGCGGAAGATCATCAGCACCGAGCTGATGTGGATGGCCACACTCAACGCTAACAAAACAATCTAAGGAAACAATCATGACTAAACGTACACAACAACCAATCATCTTTCGCACACTTGAACGTGCACTCTCACACAAGCGTCCACACGATACCTTCGAGACATCTGTCTTCACATCGTGGCTGTTCGAGAACCTACCCGCTGAGCTCAAGTCATTCTGTCATGTCGATGGGGCAGGCAACTTGCACGTGGACAACCGCGTCAAGGGTAGCAAGACACTGTTCATCGCTCACGTGGATACAGTACACAAGGACACAGGCGTCAACAAGATCAAGAAGACGCAGACCCACTGGTATGCAGACGGCGCTCCTCTCGGCGCTGACGATGGTGCGGGCTGTGCCATGCTCATGCACTTGATCCACTCAGGCGTGGCAGGGTATTACATCTTCAGCCAAGGCGAGGAGCGCGGGGGTATCGGTGCCAAGTTCATTGCCAACAACAATGCTGACCTACTCAAGCAGTTCGATCGTGCCATTGCGTTCGACAGGCGGGGTATCGACAGCGTCATCAGCCATCAGGGTATGGGGCGGTGTGCGTCTGACAGCTTCTGCCAAGCCCTCTCGTCTGCGCTCAATGAGCACAACGACAACCTCATGTATTCCCCTGACGACACAGGTGTGTACACAGATACCGCAGAGTTTACCGATGTCATACCCGAGTGCACCAACATCAGCGTGGGCTACTACAACGAGCATGGTGACCGAGAGAACCTAGACATCGTGCACTTTGCTGCCCTTGCTGTGGCCGCCGCTAAGCTTGACTGGGACGCACTGCCCACTGATCGTGACCCCACTGAGGTTGAGTACAAGGACTATGGCTACGGCTACGGCACCTACAACAAAGACTGGTGGAAAGCATACGACACCAAGGAAAGCACATCAGCGTACAAGGGCTACACATGGCAGGAAGACGATGAGTACTTCGAGACAGAGATGCTGTTCGATGCGCTATACGATGCCCAAGCGGGGTACAAGGATGACCTGATCGACATGATCGCTGGGTGTGTGTATGCCGAAGACCCTGAGTTCGCTGTCAGGTTTCTTGACAAGCGCAAGCTGACCGATGATTTATTAGAAGAGGCCAAGCAAATGGCCCGAGCCTACGACTCGGCAACTGTGCTCTGCACATTGTTCGATTCTATTTACAGTGAAGTTTGACAACCAAAGGAGAAATGAAATGAAACGCTATTACATACAAGCAAGCTACGTTGTGTGGTGTGACGCCATCATCGAAGCCGACAACGAGGAGGAAGCACGGCAGATAGCCAAGGACATGGACGGCAGTGACTTCGAGCCTACTGGTGGGGGTGACTGGAATGTTGACTGCGTAACTGAAACAGAATGGAGACATGTATGAATGGACTAGACGCTTACTACGACGGCCTACTGGCTGGACATCAACGCAAATTAGACAAGGAGGCTTACGACGAGGAACAAAAGGAGAGACTCAAAGATTGGATCAGCGATCTGCTCACTGACAATCACCCCGCTGAACTGGCACGTTTAACAGGGGTGGACGACACAACCTGCAAGAAGCTCGTGCATGAGTTGTACATGGAAGGGTTCAATGACCGCAACTGTTGGAAGCCCGAACGCTCGGGTGACATATGGGTTATCTATGGCCTGTCCACAGACGAGTGGATAGATGAGAACGGCGAGTACCTCGGCTTCGATACCAAACAAGAAGCTGAGCAATATATCAAGGAGACATTTAAATGATGACACCCACAGAAAAGTTTGCAAGAGTAGTACTTTTGTTAGCCGTGATCGTGCTTATGCTCGATCTTTTATACTGGAGACCCTATTGACTTATGTCCAATCCTAGACAAATAATACCAACCTCAAGGAGAAAACTAAAATGGCGAGAACAGCCAAGGGATTATTAAGCGACTACATAAGGCAACACCTCGCGCCTAAAAGAGTCAACAAGTCACGCTCTAAGTCAGGATACAAGTACCCCTTGTGGTACTGGCTTGAGTGCATGGGTGAACGGCCTAACAAGATCGAAGCCCTTGTGCAAGGCGCAAACGTGCGCTACATGGACGCGCAGATTAGAGTTGTAGAGTACGGGGCAAACCGCGTAGCTATTAAACACAAGCTAACAGGCGTACAAGAAGTGTTGTTAGCCACGGCCATGGCGCGTAGGCGAGGGATCCGCACAAATGATTCTCTTCAGGTCTATGCAGGCATGGCCTACGCAACTATGCACGACACCACCCCTAACAGGTGGGACTATACACGGATAGCTATGCAGTGCCGTATCCTCATACTGGACATCTGCGGTAAGTATCCCGACAAGGAGCTGTGCGTAAGCACAATCCTCGACACCGAGTTCACAAGTTTGATAATTGCTTATCAAGCCGAACAAATCCTACTAAACCAACCTAAACAAACTCAAGGAGAGTTACATGAGAGCACCTAAAACAATGCCCGAGTTGCGGGAATCACTTGCATACATCATGGCAGGAGCAATCAACGGCGACGTCAAGATGGACGAAGGACGTCTTGCGTTGAACGCGGCCACACGCATTATTGAGTCCGTACAAGCTGAGACACGCGCCCGTGCGCTTGCCTTTGCCGCAGGGCAGATCGTGCCCGATACGATGCCGCTGACCATGCCGATGATGACTACCCCTGTACTCGAGCACAACCCAACGGAGGGCACATGAATAAAACGCTTTACGACACGGGTTTCGTTACCACTTTACTAGGAGGGTTCTTCAATGCCTGACATTCAAACTGCGCTCAAAGCCGCGCTTAACACCACTCTGCGTGAGTGGGACGATGACGGAGAGGGGGCGGATGCCCCCGTTCAACCAGTGTCATCCTCTTTTCCATCAACCTCAAACCAAAAACCAACTATGAAACACCTATACAACGTCACCAATAACGTCTCACGCGAGACTTTCAACTACATTAAAAACAACCCCGGCTCTACACGCATAGAGATCGTTACAGAGCTAGTGCATAAAGGCTTCAGCAAAGGCTCTGTGTCCTCTCTGATTGCGCAGATGCGTAGAAACAAAATGGTACATGACACAAACGGCTTGTGGTATGCGGATGTGGACGAATATCAGCCCATCAAGAACGTTTCCTACGTCAAACGGAAAGAACAGGCAAGTAAACCAAATGCAGGCGAGTTGTTAATGCAAAAGCTTGCTACACCTAAGAAGGCCGATGCAGGCATAGCCGCGCTCCGTCCCGATACTGCCGAGACAACCACACCCAAACGCCTTGTGTCCCTCGTGCGCAATCGTGACCCGCAAGATGTCTTAAAAGATATGACTGTGTACCAAGCACACGATTTATATGTTCACTTAAAGCAAATGTTCGGAGGCTAAAATGAAAGACAAAAACACACCAGCATTTCCGTTCGTTGCAGAAGACGAGTCGGGCATGATGATAAACATGGGCATGACCTTGCGTGACTACTTTGCGGCTAAAGCTATGCAGGCAATTGTGACTCGTGGAGTTGTTGACAGCGCCCCCATAGAGATTTATGTAACTAACGCATACAAAATGGCAGACGCAATGCTGAAAGCGAGGGAGCAATGAACATCGTCATATACACAAAAGATCACTGCCCCAACTGCCTGATGGCCAAGATGGTGATGGATATGCAGGGGCTCAAGTACGAAGAGCGCAACGTGGATATGGAGGAGTGGCGTGTTCAGTTTATTGAACACTTTCCAGAGGTGCGTCAACTACCGCAGATATTCTTTGATGGTCAGCGCGTAGGCGGCTTGGCAGGACTGCAAACAGCGCTTAAACATTTGGAGATGTGATGAAAATGGGCGTACTCAACCCATGGGAAGAGCTTGCACAGGTAGACCGGCCTAGTGTGTTTGCGCTCGATCCGTATTTCCGTGCCAAGAAAAGCGCGGGGACACTTGACAGCAAAGATGCACTGGACTTTAAGCCTTACGGCACCATCACCTACTCACAATCAAAAGCACCACCAAAGAAAGGAAAGAAAGTTGCCAAGACCAAAGCCACCAGAGCCCCTAAAGGCACGATACGTACGTTTAA